AGCTCCATGTCGGGCAAGGCCGTCGGCGCGTTGAAGGGCGTCGCCACGGTCGGACTGGCTGGCGTAGGCACCGCCGTCGCGGCTTTGGCCGGCGTCGGCAAGAGCGCTCTCGACGCATACGCGACCTACGAGCAGGCCGTCGGCGGCGTGGACACGCTGTTCAAGGACGCTTCTGGCACCGTGCAGAAATACGCGGCGGAAGCGTACCGGACAGCCGGAGTGAGCGCCAACGAGTACATGACGCAGGTCACGAGCTTTTCCGCCTCGCTGATCAGCTCGCTCGGCGGCGACACCGCGAAGGCCGCGGAACTCGGCAACACCGCCATGATCGACATGTCGGACAACGCCAACAAGATGGGCACCGACATCGAGTCCATCCAACAGACCTACCAGTCTCTGGCGCGCGGCAACTACGCCATGCTCGACAACCTGAAGCTCGGCTACGGCGGTACGAAATCCGAGATGGAGCGTCTGATCCAGGACGCGAACAAGGTCAAGCAGGCGAACGGTGAGATGGGCGACCTGTCCATCGACAAGTTCTCGGACGTGGTGCAGGCCATCCACATCATGCAGCAGCAGATGGGCATCAGCGGTACCACCGCCAAGGAGGCCGCGACAACCATCGAGGGCTCCGTCGGCATGATGAAGGCCGCATGGCAGAACTGGCTGGCGGAACTCGGCAAGGACAATTCCGACATCAACGGATTGACCAAGCAGCTGGTCGATTCGGTCGGCACGGTCATTCAGAACGTGGGTCCGCGCATCGCGCAGATCATCACCGGCATCACCGCCGCACTGCCGCAACTGTTTTCCTCATTGGGCAGCACCCTGCCGGCGTTGGTCATGCAGATACTGCCGCCGGTGCTCGGCGCGTTGGGACAACTCGGCACAATGCTGTTGACCAGCGCGACGACATGGATTACGTCGAGCCTGCCCCAGCTGCTCGCCAAGTTCCAATCGTGGGTCACGTCGCGCCTGCCGTCGTTCCTGCAAACCGGATTGACGATGATCACGAACCTCTTGCAGGGCATCGTGCAGGCATTGCCGCAGATCGCGTCCACGGCGGTGACCGTGCTGACGACGCTGCTGGATGGATTGTCGGCCCAATTGCCGCAGCTCATCCCCATCGGAATCAACGCCGTCCTCAACCTCGTGCAAGGCATCCTCAACAACCTGCCGCAGATCATCGACAGTGGTCTGAAGCTCATCCTCGGACTGGCGCAGGGCCTCATCAACGCCCTGCCGGACTTGGTAGGCAAGGTTCCGATCCTTATCGGCCAGCTTGTCGGCGGCATCATCAATCGTCTCCCGCAGATCCTGCAGGCTGGCGTGCAGCTGCTCGGCGCACTGGCCAACGGATTCATAGCGTCGGTGCCAAGGCTTATCGGAGCCATTCCCGGCATGGTCGGCCAGATCATGCACGGGTTCACCTCGGTTAACTGGGGTAGCGTCGGTCTGAATATCATCACCGGCATCGCGACCGGCATCGCAGGCGCGGCAGGCAGACTCGTGACTGCCGCCGTCAACGCGGCCAACAACGCGTTGAACTGGGTGAAACGCAAGCTTGGCATCCATTCACCGTCGCGCGTGTTTCGTGATCAGGTCGGCGAGATGATCGGCGAGGGCATGGCCGTCGGCATCGACGAGAGCGCTTCGAAGGTGAGGAAGGCGGCTGGAAGGCTGACCGGCATTCTGCCGTCGCAGGACGCCTCGTATTCCGTCGGCGTCGCCAACGCCTCGCGTGGCGTTAACGCTGCCTCCTACGGCAATGGTGGGAGCGTGACGAACATCACGCAGACGTTCAACTATCCGGCCATCGCGCCGACGTCGATAAGCACGCAGCAGAAGCTGCAGACAGCGGCCATGCCGCAATGGTAATCGGGAGGAATCCGAATGAAGGTCAGCTATTCGCTCAACGGCCAGCCGCTCGACTCCGAGCGGATGCGCGTCATCGTCGGCACTACGCATTACACGTCGCTGTCGCCGATCGTTGACACGGTGCAGGTGAGCGGACGTAGCGGCGTCATCGTAGGCTCCTCGATTCCGGTGCTGGACGCGCCTGAGCTGACCATCAAGGTCGCGGCGTGGGGCGCTGATTCCGATGCGCTGATCTCGCGTTTCCGCGCCATGTGCCTGTCTGCCGCGAAGCTCACGCTCGGCAGAACGGAGACAACGGAGGGCGGCTATTCGCGCAGCATGGTCACTCGCGTCGTGTGCACGAGCTGCGAGCCGGACGATGACGAACGCCCGTTCCGAGACCTGCGCGTCATGACCGCCGTGTTCAAACTGCCGGACGTGTTTTGGCGTGGCGTGCAGTGGCAGGAAAAGACTTTGGCTGCGTCGGGCGGTCTTCTGCTGGCCGGCGGCGTCAAGCCCAGCACGCAGAAGTACTGGACTCGCTGGCAGGGCGAGAGGAACGCTTCTCCGAGCCTTCTGGCCGACTTCTACACCTTCTGGACTGGTCTTCCGAACAACAGTCCGAGCGTCTTGGTGCCGCTCGGTGAGGGGATTCCCGACGGCTGGCTCTCCGACGCGCCCATCACCACGCTGGTATTGCGCTTCGGTGCGGTCACTGGTGTGACCATTTCAGATCCGGTGAGTGGAACGAATCTGATGTGGGGCGGCCAGCGTGACGCCTCGCGACCTTACCTCTTTATCGATGTGGCCAATCGCAAGGCGTGGACGGCGGCCAATGCCGACGCATGGTCCGGTGGTACGGATGCATCGAATGGCGTCGACTGGACCACCGAACCGTTGCAGGTGTGGCCCGCGATCGATTCCGGCGACTATCGGCTCGATATCAGACAGACCGGCGGCACCGACAAGGTGACATGCCGGTTTTTGCAATCCTGGGAGTGATTCATGGCAAAGTCTCTTCATGCTCGTCTCGTGGCCTACAGGCCGTTCGGCGCGCGTATCGGCGTCCTTGCGGAGCCGGTGAGCTTCAGCGCTTCGATGCTCCACGATGATGACGGCGCCATCAGCATCGAGTATTCGATGCTGTCCGGTGACGCTCAGGCGTTCGACCGTGAGCTTACTGACGGTCTGGAAGTGGCCGTGGAGGTGTCGGATGGCACCTGCTATCGCGAGCCGGATAACGCGCGTTTCGTCATCACGGGCCGTTCCGGCAAGACGGACGACCGTACCAAGACCGTCACCTATTCCGGCCAGTCGATCAGCTGGCTGCTGAGCAAGGCCGAAAACAACGATTCCTCGCACCTCATCACCGATGGCGACAACAAAGGCAAGCGGCCCTTCTATTCGGCGAATCCGGGTGTGATCCTCAAGACCCTGTTGGACGAAAACAAGGCGCGTGGCGGCGTGGCCACCGGCCTGACGCTCGGCTTCGATACCGCGAGGGACGCGGGTGGCGCTGCATGGGCGAGGAAATACACGCTTTATTACAGTCTCGGCACCGACCTGCAGACCATTCTCAGCTCGCTGGTCAATGGTGGCGGCTGCGACTGGCGCACCACAGGTAGGACACTCAAGCTTTGGAATGCGGACAGCACCGCCTTGAGTCGTGACCTGAGCAAGAGCGTCGTGCTCCAGCTTGCTCGCGATATCAGCGAGGCACCATACGAGGAGAGCATCGCCGATCTCGCGTCGACGATCCTTGTCGAGGGTGACAATAATCTGCTTTTCCGCATGGACAATCCGGCTGCTCCGACGCCGTGGGGCAAGTGGGAATCCTATAGCTCGCAGGGTGGCGTGTCCGACAAGGACACCGCGCAGGCATTCATGCAGTCCACGCTTGATGATGCGGCTAGGGTACGCGGCCAGTACACGCGCGATCTCATCGTTTCCGACGTGGACAGTCTGCCGCTCGTCGACTATCATGCCGGCGATTGGATCACCGCACCCACCGTGTCGCATGGCGAGAAGGTGCGCGTGCAGGAAATCGACCTGAGCATGCGCCAGGGCGAGGGCTTGAGCGTGTCCATCGCGTTGAACGATATCAAGTACGACGCGAGCGTGCGTCAGGCGAAGAAAATCAAGGGCATCACCGGCGGTGCCGCGTTGGCCGGCAGCGAGGGTGGCCGCCCGGCTCCGGAGAAGGATCATCGCACGCCGAAGGCCGTGACCGGTCTGGTCGTGGCGACCGACGCGTATATCTCCTCCCGTGGTACGGCTTTGGGTCTGGCGACCTTGCAGTGGGCTGCGGTTTCGCAGGCCACGGATGACACGGCCATCGACATTTCGGGCTATCGCGTGGAGTATCGCAAGAACCTTGCCGGTGCGCCGTGGGTTTCCGGTGGCGTGACTGACGCGCAGCGGCTCACGTTGGGCATCGGCGGGCTCGAATGCGGGCAACGCTATGAGTTCCGGGTCAGGGCCGTGCCAACGTATTCAGACAAATTGGGCGACTGGTCGAACGTGGTCGTGGCTTTGGTGGCCAGTGACGTGACGCCGCCGAGCATACCGTCCAAGCCGATACTCACCTCGAAATTGGGTGTGGTGGACGTGCAGTGGGACGGCAGGAACAATGCCGGCGGCGGCAGGGAGCTGGACTTCGACCACGTGGAGGTCGGCATCAGCGACTCCAACGGGAACTGGAAATACCGGGATAGCGTGGCGCGTGACGGGCATTGCGTCGTCACCGGATTGGAGTATCGCGCCTACTGGTTCGCTTTGCGTTCGGTCGATCATTCGGGCAACAAGTCGGATTGGGGTGTGGGCGCGTCGATCACGGTCGCCAGCGCGGTGTCCCAGACCGACCTGGACAGGCTCGACAAGGATCTGCGGGACAACAAGACCGCCATCGACAACGCGAACAGGGAATTGTCCCAAGCCAAGCAGGATATCGCCGGCAATACGACGGCGATAGGCAACGCGAACAGGGAATTGGCTACGGCGAAGTCCGACCTGACGCAGGCGAAGCAGGACATCGCCAACAACACGACGGCCATCGGCAACGCGAACAAGCAGATCACGTCGAACAAGACGGCCATCGATAACGCGAACAGGGAACTGGACGCGGCTCAGGGCGACATCGCGCAGGCGAAGAAGGACATCACGCAGGCCAAGTCGGACGCGGCCAACGCGAAAAACGAAGCGGGCAAGGCCAGCGCGGCCATCGAGTCGGCGAAGTCCGACATCGCGAACGCCGCGTCGAAGGCCCAGTCCGCGTTGGACAAGGCCAATTCCGTGGGCAAGAGCCTCGACGGCCTGCACAACGTGTACGAGGGGCCCGACGACCCGACCACGCTTTCCGGCGTGACCGTGCGTCAGGGTGATTTCTGGTACAAAACCCAAAAATACTGGACGCGCTGGTCCGGCGCTGCGAACGACAGCACGTCCCTGCTGGCCGACTTCTATACGGGTTGGGAGGGCGAGCCGAACAACAGCGCGAGCTGGCTCGTGCCGTTGTCCAGCCGTTTCATCGGCGTGTACGTCTTCGACGGTTCGCGGTGGAACGAGCGCAACATCGTGGCCGCGAACATTCTCGCTTCCGGCAGCGTGGTCGCCTCCAACATGGCGGCGAACAGCATCACGACGGAGAAGCTGGTGGCCGGCGCGATCACCACGGACAAGGTGGCGGCGAACGCGATAGTCGCCGGCAAGATAGCCTCCGGTGCCATCACCACGGACAAGCTGGCCGCTTTGGCGGTTACCGCCGACAAACTCGCCGCCAACTCGGTGGTGGCGGGCAAGCTCGCGGCCAACAGCGTGGACGCGGGCAACATCGTCGCCGGCGCGGTGACCGTGGACAAGCTGGCCGCCAACTCGGTGGACGCGAGCAAGATCGTGGCCGGAGCCATTTCGACGGACAAGCTGGCCGCGTTGGCGGTGACCGCCGACAAGCTCGCCGCGAACAGCGTAGTGGCGGGCAAGATTGCCGCGAACGCGGTCAACGCGGGCAACATCGTCTCGGGGGCCATCACCACCGAGAAACTGGCCGCATTGTCCGTGACCGTGGACAAGCTCGCCGCCAACAGCGTGAACGCGTCGAAGATAGTCAGCCAGTCGATCACGGGCGACGAGATCGCGTCGAACACGATCGTGGCGAGGAACATCGCCGCCCAGTCCATCACCAGCGACAAGGTGGCGGCGGGCCAGTTCGTCGGCTACGTGTTCACCGGCAGTATCTTCCAATCCAGCACTGCGGATAACACGGGTTGGAAGCTCAAGGGCAACGCGCTGGACATGTGGGACTCGAAGCGGAACCATACCGTGCATCTGGACGGCGAGGGCGCGAACAACCTGCTGACCGGCACGTTCCAGACCGGACTGTCGGGCAGCAGGGTGATGATAAGCCCCTCGTTCCAACAGTCCGAGGTCACGGGCTCGGATAAGCTGGAGGGCGCGGGCATCCAGTTCTACCACGGCACCGGCTCGTACAAACACCCGTACATCGCGGTCGAGTCCACCACGCAGCAGGAAGGCGAAGTCAGCGCGCTCACGGTCAACGGCGGCCACCGCGCGGAGCACGACCCCGGCGCGTTCGCCAGAATCGGCGAACGCAAGGGCTCCGACAACACCACCAAGGGCGGCACCGTGTTCCTCACCGCATATCAGGACTATGACTCGCCCGATACCGGCAAAAAGCGCGCCTACCTAACTCTGTGGTCTCCCAAGACCGGGGACACGACCGCCACGCTCGCCGCGCAGGACCCCAATGGCCGAGTCGGCATCCAAGCCGACATCGACAGCGGATACCTGTACATGGGAGGTTTCTTGGGAGGGTATGCGTCCAGAGGCACATTTCAGTCGATGTACTGGGATGGGAACCACCACATCAGCCCATGGATGGTATTTCGGTTCAAGGGCTCGTGGACGCCGCCGAGATACGGCAGCTACAAGATCGTCGGCGGCGTCAACAACGCCGCCGGCGACGCTCTGTGCACCAGCGCCCCCTGCAACGAGAGCAGCAGTGGGGCCGAGATCATGGTCCAGTCGATGCCCGCGAACGTCGGCGGCTACAGCATGTTCCCCGGCGGCGGCACCAACATCTGGTGCACGATGTTCGGATACCTGAGGAAATAGTGGAGGAACCATGCGAATCATCGGAGACCGGCTCTTCATCGACCTGCCGGGAAGCGGCGAACCATCGCCGGACGGGCGCATCGACGGCGGCACGGCATGGGGAACCCATTTGACGGACATCGCCGCCACGGGCCTGCTGCTCGGCACCACGTCCGACATGGAGACCGTGGCCATGATGCTCGATGTCTCGAAACGCGTCGCCGACCCCGGCGTCATCGACGCGGAGTCAGGTCGCAACGCGTGGACGAGCGCCTACGAGCAGTTGGAGCATGACGCGCTCGTCGACCTGAATCAGGTGCGCGCCGCATCACTGCACCGCGCGTTCAAGGCGAACGGGGCGCTGGCCGCCGACGGGCGTGCGGAGACCCGCCGGCTGTTGGGCTTGGATGCCACGACCATAGTGGACTCGTACGAGGCGGACGCGGCTCTCGCCGCCGCGCGGGCGTTGGACGAACCGAACGCCGGCGAGCCGGTGGAGCCGTCGATACGGTTGCCCGCCGGCGTGGACGCCACGAGCCTCGAAACCCTGCTCGCCGAACACGCGACGGAAATCGACCGGGCGCGAACCAGATTTCTGAACGACGTCACACAGACCATCACCGATAGGAGATAACCAATGACAGACACAACCGAAAACCCCGTGCAGGCGGACATCAACGACGTGCTCGACAACATGAGCGCCCGTAACGCCACCCTGACCCGCGAACTCGCCATCAGCCAAGCACAGGCAACCGCACTGCAACGCAGGGTCAAGGAGCTCGAGGCCCAGCTGGCCGAAGCGAAGTAACCCGACACCGACAACCATTTTTCCGAAAGCCACTCCGCACGGGGTGGCTTTTTTCATGCCCAGAGCAGAAAGGAGACGGCATGTATCTGCGCAACCTCACGTATCCGCGAATGATGCTCGGCACCCCCACCAACAGCACGGTCTCCATGATCGCCGGCAACCAGAAGGGCGTCACCATAACCGCCCAGAAAGGCCGACAGGACTGCTTCGTCCAAATGCGGTTCAACACGCCACGGGACACGAGCCTCGTGTTCCAGACGGACATCTGGAACGTGGTCGGAGACCAGTCCACCGTGCGCAACGGCTACGTCCTCATCGCCGAGGTAAACCCCTGGAATTCACTGTGCTCCGCCGCGTCTGCAGGCAGAGCATCCCTCAAGTTCACGCCGACCAGAGACTTCATTATCCGGCTCGCCTGCCCCGATTCGGGCAGCGCCAACTTCACGCAGCCCCTGCTCATAACGGAAGCCGACTGGAACCAGATGCGCGCACTCGGCGAAGACTACTTCGACGGCGACCTCAGGCGGATTCTAGTGGTGGTTGCAACACCTGAGGTTTGAGCGGCCTTCCATGGTCACGTTGTCGGTTGTTGAGGTTATCACGCG